CCTCAATCGCACGACGGCCAAGGGTTCAGGGTATCGCTTCACCGCTTGTTCAGACCAGCCGCAGCTGTGCCTTTTGCGGCGATTCGAACGCCGCGATCATGGCGAGACAACATACAAACACACATTTCTTACCAGTAGGCATTGTACTCATCCTCATGTTCCCCAGCATCCTCATCAGTCACCCCTGACCCACTTGCACTTAACTCACCCTGGGGCCTCTCACCAACACCCATGACATCATATAAACTTTTGAGCTCAGGTAACCTCACTGATTCCTTACTAAACCGTGATTGGGATGTCATTATCCTTTCAAAGTCAGACTTTGATAAAATCATCATGTGCTCAATGTAAGCATCCCAAAATGGGTGTAGTTTATCAATAGTGTATTGTATAAACTTTGACTTCATCTCACCTTCTGACACTGCAATGGACTCCCAAAACCTATCCTGATCAAGGTCATAAGGAAACAAGTAACTCAACCCCTCTTCTTCAACACCCTCTCTATCAATATTGCTTATGAACTTTTCTTCTTCTTCCTCATCTCCCAGTTCAAACAAAACATCTAACTCAAGCTGAACATTGAATGCCCTGATCCGTTTATCATCATCATCTAAAAGATTCTTTAGATTTACATTGCCAGGACCAACTCCCACATCAACCGCTGGTTGCTCAGCCTTGACTATAGTAAAAGCTGAAGATTGGGTGAGATCAAACCTGTACTCACACCTAGAGCCCAAGGTTCTCTTGACCCAAGCTCGTCCAGTGATTTGTTCTGATTTCTTCTGGGTGTCCCCAAACCGCTGGATAATACTCTGACCTTCTCTAGCTTCCACCCCATTAAAAGATAGCCATGAATTGATGAGCTCTGATCCCTCAATTCGAATAGGCCTTGTGATCCTGTTTAATTCCAGCAGATAATTTGACGCAGTGTACTTTAGAATCACAACAGAGTTCTGATGATCAAAGATTTCTCTTGCCCACGCTTTCTTTGTCTCTGACCATCTGTTATCCACAATGAGCTCCCTCCCAGCATGCTTTAACCTAATCAAAATTTCTCCTCCCATCACATTCATCTCTGGATACATCAATGCTTCATCCATTTCCATCACTGCAAAATCTCCTATGATAACAGGGACATGCCCTGGCAGCTGATAAGTGACAGATTTAGTTGTCTGCAAGTTGATGAAAAACTGAGCAGCATCATCTGTGAACTTTGCTTCAAGCTGTTCAGGCAGAGAAATCCTGAGTGTGTGCAATATTTCTTTTAAATTGTCTAGGAATGGAGCCATCTTTTGAGTGTAGTAACGTAATGTTTTGATTTTGGCTTGGGAATCTCTCTCCAGAACAAAGATTTTCTTGATCATGCGATCCTCAAGCCCAAGGTGGAAAACCTGGCCATCCAGCTCAAGTTGGTACAAACCCTCACCAGACCACTGATTTTTCCTCTTCTGTGCCTCCACAAAAAATCCAACCCTTCCTGTCTTAAGCTTTCTAAGTAAATCTATAAAACCAGATTTCACCCTCACCTCATCACCTATGACTTCTGTTAGGCCATGAAACTGCTGCAAATAGGTTTGAACAAGTGCAAGATTCTTCTCCATTTTGTTCAAGCTGTTGAATTTCGTCAGAATAGGATCATCTTTATCCTGCCAAATTGCTTTTTGCTCTTTGAATAATCTCAAAACATCCTCTGCACCAGCCTCACCTTGACTAATCTTATAGGGTGATGTGAGCAAGAGAGATATGTTCGTGGTTTGCTGGATGATATCTTTGTCCCTGGTGTATCTCATTCTGTCTCCTTTTACCAATCTGAACCCAGGAGTGTCCATATAAACCATTAGTATTTCAAATAGCCGCTTGTATGAGCTGGGTTTCCTGAATGGACCAAAAAGTGTTATGCTGCTTGTGGATGTTTCAATTGACTCCACAAAACCAGCCAATCCAAACACATCATCTCTGGCCATCTTTGTGCCAGGTTTTGGATCACCCAACCCTTTAAATGGAGACAGAGACAGAGTTTCTTCAAATGTCTCACCAAGCCATGGAAACATGGCAGAATATATTATGTGTGATCTCATTATTTCTGTGGCAGTTGTGCCTTCAACATATTTGAAGTACTTAGCCTTAAAGTAATCCTTAAAACTCAGTGGTGCTTGTCGATTCAACCTTGGCATATTCACTTTGATTCCTCTGCATGTTTTCTTAGGACATGTGTCAAGAAATGAGTCTGTCATCCAAAACCTAGACACCTCAATCAAACTATCATAGACCTCTGATAGTGGAAAAAAGAACTTCATGAGATTGTCATCAAGGCCTCCTGTGGCAGGGTTCACATCTTTCATTAATTTATAAAAGGATATGGCTTTCCGCTCAGGCACTCCATCTTTTGTATCTCTAACTAATGTCACAAAGTTTGCATGCATCAGCATGCCAAACACATACCCTTTCAACACTGATTTGAAGCTCAAAGAGTCATCAACTGAAGGCTTGTGGATCTGGTTCCAGCCCCAATATATACACTCCTGAATGGTGACAGGATCTCGAAACAGCAAACTTGGCCTTTCATAAAAGGGCTCCTTCCATGTGTTTGGGATGTGCAACCTCTCTCTGATGGCTCCTGCCTTGTCTCCCTTCCCGATCTTCACCTTAACATCCACAGCCAGCAGACCATTCTCATCAGCATTGACAATACCCCAATTCAGCAGTGATCTCATGACTTTTGAATATTTTTCTGAATATTTGCACATCCAATACTCACTGAACTTTGCTGGAAAGACACCAACAGTTCCAGGAGGATCAGCTATGTAGAACCCTAATGCAGAAGATGGCTTGTTGATGAGCTGTTTTGCAAAGTCTTTGTATAAAACAGAACTGTGTCTTCCTTGAAAATACCAGTAGCATCTCATCTGTGCATATTGTGCCACCTCACAAGTTGTTGCACTTGCACCATATTCTCGCATTGCTCTTGTGTAAGACTTGAGGTTGTCCAGCATCTGAGCTTTTGAAGTCAATGAGCCGGTTGGTTTGCAGATTGGGTAGCCTGTTTTGATTAGAGTCTTCTCTTCAGTGCCCAATGCACCAAAAGTGGAGTTATACTCCTCAAACCCTGTGCAAACAAACTGAGTGCTTTTAGCATCACTGAGGTTAGCTGACCAGAGTTGATATTGTTTACGTATCATACATGACACTTGCATCATGCATTGGGTCGCATACATAGATGCTCCAGGCACTTCAGGATCAACTGCTGACTCCATCCTAGCTCTAGAATCATCAGAGGACACCTGACCCATAAATGCCAGTGGTGTTATATCATCAGAGTATCGAGAAATTTCTATTAGATGATCATACATGGAAACACAAAATGTTGCTAATAGCAGATAAGCCATAGCATGAATCAATGAACTGTAAAAATGCAAGATTCCTTGCATCCAGTTTGCTCTGGCAAACATGAAGAGAGAGTGCTTTGAGCTCACCAAGCCTGTTGATAAGTCATCACCTCGTAAATCATGCATCAATGCCTCAATATTCTCATCAAAAGTGGGTTTAAAATCTGGATCTGTTTTTTCTCTTTCAGACACCTGAATCAACTTCTTGACAACTAGATATGGCAACTCCAGTTTCTTCACAGTCATAATATTTAAGATTCTGCATATGATTCTGCTCATATCCTTTGGGAACACTGCATGTGTAGCACAAGCCATGAGAGCTGTACTCATGCCTGGAGACCATCTTGAATTGTCATTGTTGCTAATCATATAAATTGGTTTGTTTTTCTTCCCCCTTGTCATGTCCGCAACATTTTTGTTGAACCTTGTCACCTCTCCCTCTTTGTTCTCTGGTTTTGTCATAGTTTCAGCTGGCATATCACCACAAACCACTCTTGATGCATGCTCAACGAAGGAGCATAACAACCTGAACGCCATGTCAAGAACATAAATTTCTCTCACTCCAAACACCTGATTCTTCATAAAGAGATTAACCATTGCGCCATCCCTCTCAACTTCTTCAAGGATTTCAATAATCTCTTCAAAGGGCTTCACATTCACAGAATCTTTAGGTTTCTTCTTTAACCTCAATAATATTGCTTCAAGACACTTCACCCTCCTATTAATCTGTTTTATTTTCTCTGGATCTAGAGTGAACTTTGTTAGTTTATGTTTCACCATCGAAGCTTTCATTGTCATGTATTTAGGATACAGCTGATCATTGGTCAATTTTGCAAACTCCTTGTAAAAATGCTCTGAGAATCGGTTGTTGTGTTTCTTCTCCAAAAACTTCCTAGTGTGAACCCCCATGAGAGTGCAATATGTCATGCTTCCCTCATGAGGTCTGTATCCAGACACCTTTACTTTTCCTGACACAGGGTCTCTGGGAATGTCAGATCTCCCTAGGTACTCCCACCTCACATTAGCATCCTTTCTGGCTTCTGAAATGATCTTCTTCAAAATAGCAAACTTTGACCAATCTTCATTGATATCATCTTTATTGGTGGCATACCCCACATACATTATATTCACCACCTCCCGAGCTGTTGAGATCTCTCCTCCAGTGAATGCATTTCGTAATCCAATCATATTATCATATGCGTTTGAGATCTGGTTTTCATTGTCAAAATCTGTGATTTCAGACAGATCTCGAGAGAATTGAAATGGTTTGTCCTTCATAATGTCTGCATTTATTTTGAGTTTCCTCACAAGGAAACAATGCAATCTTGATCTGGTGGTAGTCGGTATACTTTTGAACACCTTTTCAGGGTTTGGAGCATCAGACTTTGCCCCTTTCAATAGTTCCATATAATAATATCTAGGATATTGCATGGCATCAACTAAGCTCTTCTTCTGATCAAAATACAAGAGGAACTGCAAAAAGAACATCTTTGTTGCTTCTGAAGTCTTCTCACTGACAGAGTCATAGGTTGTCCTATAAATGTCCAGCCACAAAGAATAGTAGCACATGAGGGTTTCATGGCACATCATGAAATGTGAAACTTTATGGCGGTTTATTGTTTCACTCTCAGTATAGAACCCAAACTTTCCCCGTTTAAACTGTTTGAAGAGTGTTGATGTATCAGGAAATGTCTCAATGGCAGTGTATGGTATGTACAACCAATAATATAAATTCTTTGTTGCTCCATAAGGTTTGATCATCACATAAACATCAAAAGAAGGCAGTTTCTTGAGGATGAAATCACCTTTATCATCCCTAATCCAACCAGATGAAGACATGGCCAACTCACAATTTATCTCAGATATCAACAACAGTTCTCTATACATCAGGGTTTTCCTGAACCAATTCACAAAATTGGTAGAGGGCCTTTCTCGCCACTCAAACCCCATTTCTTTATGCACATCCCTGGAAATTTTCTCAAGCTGCTCAGTCTCATAATCAATAGGCACCTCACCCAGCTCTTCCAGTTTCTTGAAACCATCTACCTGAATGAAACTCTCTATGTCATCAATTGAACAATCAATGTCAATAAACTCTTTGTTTTCTTCTAACAATTGTTCTATTGTTGGATCATTTAATTTCTGGTTCTTAACATTGCCCACACCCCTTTCCATCAAGTGTTTTATCTCACCAATGTCCATCTTCACTTGAGCTAAGTGATACAAACCTCTATAACTTTTCCTAGTTTCTGCTGACATCTCATATTCTTTCTTTGTCTTCATTGCTTCCTCCCTCATCTCTTCAGTGTGATCTGTAAACCTCTCTTTATTTACTTTCACATTCCTCATTGCTTTCAGGAACAAAACCTCCTCATAAAACCTGGCATCTGCTTCGCTTATCTTAAAATCAAAGCGATTGAAATCTCTATAGTCATTTGTCCTTTCTTCTGCTAATGTTACATTCACCATTGGAAATCTGCTGATTGACTGAATATCAGTCACTGGCCTTCGAGGTAATTTTTTGTGCTCCTTGATCCAATCATCATAATAATTTGGCCTGTTAGCTACTAGATCATGTGCATCTTGGGTTCCTTCAATGAGCAGTGCTTTACAGTACTCACTAAAATCTTGTGGTGTCAGTGTGGCTGCTCTATTCTCCCATCTAGCAACATCTTCCTCTGTGATCATGAAATTGTTCAAACCTGGATCTCCCTCATGAGGTAAACTTAAATCTGCAGCTCTCAATATTTGAGCCATCCTTGGAACCTCCAATAATTTCTCAATCCTGCTTGGATTCCTCCCAATATACTCTCGAATTAGCAGCTCTCCCAGCTCATAATGGGCTGCAATCTCTTCTGCTAGCATGTCATCAACTTCAAATGTTGCAATGATATAATCACGATCCACCACAAGGTAGTGAAACAATGTTTTCACTCCCATGTAATCCTCATATCTAATCAAAGAAGATTTGTAATTGATGAGCTCAGACTCAATAACTTTGTTAGTCTCAACCCTCTCCTCTCCAATCATAGTGTAACCATCAAGGTCGCGAGGGACTTTGAGTTCAAAGATTGCCTGGATCTGCTCAGACCTAACAATATGATCTGGAGTGAGATTGAGAAAAGCCTGTGGCAAAATCACATTAGGCTTGTATTTCAAAGATCTCATGGATCTTCCCTCCACTCTGCTCCCAGTGAGACAGCTCAACACAAGATTATGCCTCATTTTGATGAAATCAGACAGCTCCGGTTTGTTGCTGATGAAAATATTAACTTCTTGCTCACCCTGAAATGTGGAGGCAAGAGAGCGGTTGTCATCTTCAGCATTTGATGACAATCTAAGGGTCACCCTAGAGTTGTTTGCTCCGAAGGTCACTTCAACTTCAGGCAAATTCCCTAGGGGCCTAGATGAGATTCTCTCTAGGGGAGTGAAGATCATCCTTGCGGACTCATCTTCATCAATGAGCAATGCTCCTTCAAACTTGTTCAAATTTGACATAACTGCGCGCTCCTACGAAGAGGACGCGTACAACATGGCGCACGTTCTCGAGGACATCGAGGCGAGCGGCTGGCAGCCGACCGAGCCGATGAACTTCCCGCCGGCCCATCCGGACCGGAACTTCGACATCCCGGGCGGGCCGCCGACCTACGTGTAGGCG